TGAAAAGGCTGTATTTGATACGTTAGGTTTAAAAATTAAAATAGAGGCCTAAATAAGCCTTTTAGCCTTCAACCTTACCATTGGTATACCCTAAGGGGAGTTAATCCCTCCTTGGCCATCCTCGTTAGATTAAACAGTAACTACTATTGGTACTAAACATTTTAAGTATATGTATGATAGAAGGGTATATATAAAATTAAAGGATATAAATGAGTAAAAAAGAAGATAGTATTTGGGGTATATTAGGAAGCCTATTAGGCTTAGTTGTAATTGCTATACTTAGTGGCTACGTTGTCGTATTAGTACTGTATGCTGGGGCTGTATGGGGCTTAGGGCTTGAGTTTAGTTGGCAAGTGTCTATTGGGGTATGGTTTGTATCTGCATTGCTTAGAAACGCCTGTGGGAGTAAGTAATGACTGTTAGGGCATATAATAGTTCACATGAGGTTGTGAGAAAATTGTTAGAGTTGGTTGACTCTATTGAAGCAGGTGATATAGTACTACAAAATGTTGATATTAAAATAGACACTTCATTTAGTCCTACACCTTATGCTTCTTCGCATATAAATATTGATCTTACTGCCTTTATACCTAAGGGTGAAGGTTTGAATGTGTTATCGCATATCACCAAATAAAGGTTATTTGTGGCTAATAGTAGATATAAAGTATCAATGACCAGAGAGACCAGAGAAGAAGCTGCACTCTTAGGTATGACTTCGGGTGAGTACAAAAAGACCCTTGAAGGTGCAATGCTAAAGCTACAAAGGGTACTAATGGATGATAAATACTCTCTTGCTAGGGAGTATTTTAGAGAGAGATTAGCTGAGATTGACTCAATGGACCATAGAAAAGAATGGTTAGATTAGATGGTAGTTAACATACTTTAAGTTTACTTGTGTATAATATGGTATTAAAACACAAAGGTATAAAATGATAAAAATATATGAACTTCCAGAAAAGTTTAAAGAACAGGTAGAAGTAGAGATTGTAGCAGTAGATGGTGAGACTATAACATTTACGGATAAAGAGAATGAGTACACAGTACCTAAACCAGGTGGTAAAAGATCTTTTGTTGAGGTAGGTGATGTAAGATATGCTTATGCTAATTGTATAGGTGATAGTAGAGGCATACAAAGACTAAACCTTTCAACTACTCATAAGTCAGCACATAAGGCAGATAAACCATTAACACAGGAACAATTGAAGTCGGTATTAGAGTATAACCCAGATACAGGTGAGTTTGTTGCATTAGTTGATAGAGGTTATGGAGTTAATAAAGTATTTGCAGGTGAAGTACTAAAAGGGACTATGTTGAATGGGTATAGATACCTAAAGTTAAACTATGTCATGTACCCATTCCATAGATTAGCATTTCTTTATATGAACGGTGAGTTCCCACGTAAGGGTATAGATGTTGACCATATAAATAAAGACAGAGCTGATTGTAGATGGTTGAATTTACACTTAGTCAGTAGAAGTGGTAATCAAAAGAATAGAAAGATTGGTAGTAATAATACTTCGGGGATTATAGGTGTTAGTTTAAATAAGTTAACAGGTAATTGGGTTGCATCAATTAAGACAGAAGATAAAACAATTAGGTTAGGTGAGTTTACCGATAAAGCAGAAGCTGCTGAGGTTAGAAAGATGGCAGAAGAGAAGTATGGCTTCAGTAGAAGACATGGTAATCTTGTATAATACAAAAAAATAATAAGGATATATAATGGCTAAAAGAAAAAAGATGAGTGGATATGATACTACTGAAGATATGGTTGAAGAGATAAGTATGGAAGGTATCACAAAGAGTAATGATGGTAAGAGGTTTATAGCCTCTACAATCGTTGATAATGCTTTGGTATACATTGGTACATATTTTACTGATAAAGAGGCCTATGTGGCACGTAAGGCTTTTAATGAGAAGTAATACAAGTATGGAAGTATTTTATGTAGATGTGAATGGTGTTGATGTTAGAATTGATGCTGTCACTGCTGAGATGTTGGAAGAGTTAAGTGATGCTGATATGCTTCATGTAGCTCTTTGGTATAGAGAATTAGCTGTTGTCTTTCAACGAAGGATAAGAGAATTAGAAGTTGTAGTAGAGAATGTAATGAAGGATAAACCATGTCTGTTGGATTAGTAACAATGAGTACTGAAGAGAAGAAGGCTTTATTTGTTAAGGCCTATAAGGCTAGTGCAGGTAATATGGCACAGGCCTGTAAGAAGGCTAAGATAGCCCGTAGTACTGCATATGGTTGGATAAATAGTGATTATGAGTTAAAAGAACTTATACTTGAAGTTAAAGAATCTTTGATTGATACAGCAGAGTCAATGTTGATGAAGAACATTAACAATGGTAAAGAAGCAAGTATCTTTTTCTTTCTTAAAACACAGGCTCAACATAGAGGCTACATAGAGAAGCAACAGGTAGAGCATAAAGGCGATACCGTGAATAGTGTTGAAGTTAAGTTTGTAAAGGCTAATGATGATTTACAACTACCACTTAGTAACTAAAGCGAAGTACAACAATGAATATTGAAGTATCTGAAAAGTTAAGTCCACTTTATACTGAGTCTGCTCGGTTTAAGGGCTTAAAGGGAGGACGGAGGCAGTAGTAAATCATATGCTATTGCTGATTATATACTGTATAGGATGGTATGTGACCCTACATTAAATGTTATATGCTTACGTGAGATACAACGTAGTATTAAATATTCATCTAAGATGCTGCTTGCTGATAGGATTGAATACTATGGGTTAGAAGGTATGTTTACTATATTGGACCAAGAGATTAAAACCCCACAAGGTGGGTTGATTATCTTTAATGGGTTACAAGATCATACTGCTTCAAGTATTAAATCATTAGAAGGGTTCAAATTAGCTTGGGTTGAAGAAGCACAAACTATTAGCCCTTACTCACTCGAATTACTACTTCCTACTATACGTGAAGATGGCAGTGAGTTATTGTTTAGTTGGAACCCACATAATGAAGATGACCCAATAGAAGAACTGTTTGTAGATAAAGATGATAGTTTACTTATTCATATTAATTATACAGATAACCCGTTTGTATCTCAGGTATTAGTAGATGAAGCTGAAGAGATGAAGAAGAAAGACCCAGCAAAGTATGCTCATGTGTACTTAGGTGGCTTTAGGTTAAGTGTTGGTGCTATCTTTAGTGATATTACTGTAAGGCCTATTACTGAAGAAGATATAAAAGGTTGTGAGAGAGTACAGGGGTTAGATTATGGTTTTACACATGACCCAAGTGCTTTCTGTATTAACTATATAGATATGGAAAATAGAATACTATATCTATATGATGGCTTCTATAAGAAGGGTATGAGTAATGCTGATATAGCCTCTGAGATTAGAGATAGAGGTGCTCAAAGGTTTATGACTACCTGTGACAGTAGTGAGCCTAAATCAACAGCCTACATCAAAGGTAAGGGTATTAAAGCAAGAGCTGCTGTTAAGGGTAAAGACTCTATTATGTCGGGTATTGATTTTCTACAAGAGTTCACTATTATTATTAACCCTCATTTAGAAGATACGATAAAAGAGTTTAGGAACTATAGTTGGGATACTGACAAGCAAACAGGCAAGCCTATTAATAGACCTATAGATGATTGGAACCATATGATTGATGGAGTTAGGTACTCCTGTGAACATCTAATGAGAAGATGGAGAAGCATTGGTGGAGTTAGTAAGCCAAGAGGTATTTAGCCAAATAGGTATAATACGAGAAAACAAGGATAAAATATGAGTAAATTAGAATTATTTACATATCTGCAAAGTAGGAAATATACTACCTATGCCCGTAATGAAGCAATAAATGCTGAAACATCTGATGGAGTGTTCCATCGTGAAGTAGTAAGTAGAATAAAGTTAGAACTTATGGGTCAAGCCATTATAGAGTCTGACAATGTATTTACAGGGTTTAATGGTAGTACCCCTACATATAGCCCAATTAGCAGCTTAGTAGTACCAAGTACATTACTATCTGCTACTACATCTACATATGTATCATACAGTACTAATGGTGTATTGTTTAATGATACATCTGATAGATATTTAGAAAAGAAGTTAAAAGATATTATACGAATACAAAGTGTAGGTGGTAGTGTACTACTGAAGTTAGTAGATGATAATATGATTAACCTTTATACACCGTTGTCATACTTTACGGTATATAATGAATTTATACAAGATAAGGTTGAGTCATACAATATCTTTAATTTAGTAGATGATACTGAAGATAGAAAGGTATATTTGATTGAAAGCCATATGGATACATTAGTGACTTATAGGTATATACAGTTAGACAAAGAAGATAGAACAATAAAGTATTTAGATACAGATATAGAAGGCTTAACTGCTGCAGTTGATGATGATGGTGTTATATACTCTTTTGAGGTATTACCAGCCCCTGTAGTGACTGAGGTATTGAATACTGTATATAATGGCTATAGTGACTATACAGAGGATTGTGTTGCTTTATTAAGAGAGTTAGTTGTTATTAATACATTAAACTCACAAGCTTTAGATAAGGTAGCTAACCCTTTACTTAGTATTCCTGAGAGTGCATTAGAGTATGATGAAGATGGAACAGCAAGGGTTAACCTAACCGATAGGGTTGTAGTATTACGTGAAGGTGAAGGTAAGGTAGAACAGATAGCACTTGAAACTAAAGTACAGGAAGCAATGATACATAAAGATACGTTAGAAAAGAATATCTTTTCATCTTTAGCAGTAAATAAGACAATACTGGGACTAAGTGAGGTATCTACAATTAGTGGTAATGCTATGGATAAACAGATGGTAGCAACTGTAGCAAGAATAGAAGAGAAGAGAAATGAAGCAGCACATGGGTTAGAAACTCTCTTAGGTGTTGAGGTTAGCTTTCAAGACGTTATACCTACTTCGGTAAGGGATAAGGTGGAAACACTAAGTAAAGCCGTAGAAGGTGGCCTTATGAGCCAAGAAAAGGCAGTAGGAATAGTTAGTGGTGAAGATGATTGGAAGGTTATACAGGGAGAGGCTAAAGTAGTAGAATCTTCTCTAAATAAAAATACGGTATAATTCACTTTAAATCGTAGGGTAGAGATACGCTAGGAAAAAACACACAAGGAACGATATGACAATTGAAGAAGCAGAAGCAGCAATAGCTGAGTTAGAAAAGACGAATAAAGAGTTAACAGATGAGATCGCAGGGTTAGGTACTAACGTTGGGATGAGTGATGAAGATTTAAAAAAGTTAGAACAGAAACTTTATAATAAGGGTTTCGATGCAGCACGTAATAAGCTGGAGGAAGATAAAAAGAATTATCTATTGAAGGATGATGTCGACAAGATGTTAGCTGAAAGAGATAAGAAGTTTTCTGTAAAAACTGCTTTGATGAAGATGGGTATTAAGTCTCCTGATAAGGCTTTAAAGGTTATCGAAGAAGATGACTATGAAGCCTTCGGTACGGAAGAGTTTAAGGTAGAGGACTTTAAGAGTAAATACGAAGATGTGTTGGTATTTGCTAAAGAGTCTGGTGGTCATAAAAATATCACTAAGAATAATAAGATACCTGAACAAAAGATTACTTCTAGCACTTACGCATCAATGAGTGCTAGTGAGAAAAGTAAGATGTCAGCTGCTGATAAGTTGGCACTATTAAAAGATTAAGGAATAAAATATGGCTTTAGACAATAATAAATTAACTATCTTCACAGATGTGATGGATACAAAACTTCAAGAGGCTTCTGTAGTACCAAGTATTGCAAGAGGTGTATATAGAGGACAGGTAGTAAGAGGTGGAACAGTAAAGATCTTAGGATCTGAAGATGTTGTTATCGGACAATATGCAGGTACGATAGTACACCAATCAATGGCAGGTACTGAACAAGATGTGGCTATTCAAAATAAACCATACTTTTCAATTAAACTAGGGTTTGATGATTTATCACAAGTACCAACAAATGAGGTATCATTTCTTACAGGTAAAGCAGGTAAATCTTTAGCACTAGATGTAGACCAAAAGTTGGTAGCTCTTAATGCTAAAGCAGTAACAAGTATTACAGGAGTTATTGCAAATATTGATAATATGTTTACTGGACTAGCTACAGCATTTGACTTAGCTAATGTTGGTATGAATGATAGAGCAGTTATTCTTTCACCTGCATCTGCTAATGAACTAATAGCTATTCAAGGTGACAAGCTACAAGGTGAGAAAGCATCTGATATTGTATATAACGGATACCTTGGTAAGTATATGGGTATTGAGATTTATAAATCAAATCAAATTGCTTATACTGGTACAGTAGCTCATGGTATTGGTGTTGATATGTCTGCTCTTGTATTGGCAAGATCATATGAAGAAGTAGACCAAGTGAAAGGTGTTGACTTCTTTGGAGCAGCATTGAGAGGATTGCTTGTATATGGAGTTGATATTGTTGAGACTCAAACAGGTGCATCTGATAGAATTATTGCTTTTGATGTAGATGAAGCGTAAGGATAACCTATGGCTGAAAAAGATATTAAAATTAGCGATATTGAAAATGCAGAGGTTAAATCAACAGATACTAAGTATAAAGATTTAGTACAGAAAGGGAAAAAAGGTTCTAATGGTGAGCCTTTGATTCGTAAAGGTAAAGGGTATGAAATTACCCTTAGAACTAAGTAAAGGACATTCATGGCATTCATACCCAACTATTTAGATTTATTTGGTAGTGATGCCAATGTTGTTACTTACTATAGGGATTTATTCCCTACTGCTACTCAGACAGATGCTGAGATAGTTGAAGCAGTAAATACTGCAATGGTTAAAGTAGAACCTATATTTGGTGAGTTTAGAAATTACGATGTATTCGAAGATACAGTACGTAATGAGCATGTCAAAAGAGCTGTATGCTTTGAAGCTAACTCTATGCTTATATCGGGTAATGGTAATATAAATGATAATGCTTCTGATGCGTTAGTTGTTACTTCTGAGAAGATGGAAGGAGTAACTACTACATATGACTCTACAGGAGCAGGTACAAGTATGGGTGATACCTCACTAACTACTACATTAGGACTATTAAGCCCTAACGCTTCTGTATTGTTAAGTAGGTATATTCGTAGAACTTATACAATGGGTAGAACTTATACAATGGGTAGAAGTTATGAGTAAGCAAACTATGTATGACTCAATCAGTAGAAGTA